GGACTGTACAAGGAGTTCTATGACGGCGGCGTTATTAGTCATAATGTCGTCGTTCCAGAACTGTCCACTTGGCGGGTTGCTGAACCTAGCATGAGTCAATTGATCTCCGTAGCGAGCAAGTCAGGGCTTGGCTCTGATACACTTGCACGGGGAACAAAGATGATTGCTAGCAGCATTCCAACCAATCCCGTCGTTGATGGTTCTGTCGGACTTGCTGAGCTTTTCAGAGAAGGTATTCCTTCAATGATTGGCTCCTCGATTCTCAAGGCTAAGGCAGGTTTCTTCCGAGATCTAGGTTCAGAGTATCTGAACTACGAATTCGGTTGGAAGCCCCTTATCCAGGATCTTCGAGACGCCTCAAAAGCTATTGTTGAATCGGAAACGATTCTCAAGCAGCTTGTGAGGGATAGTGGCAAGAACGTCAGACGACAACGGCACCTTCCCATCGAACAACAGGTAGACATCTCTTATAGTAACACGGGTTATCCCCGTGGTACTGAAGATGCTGCCTGGTGGGCGACGCCTAGGGCGACACTCACAGACAAGTACTGGCGTTCTACGTGGTTCTCAGGTTGCTACACCTTTGAATATGATCCGGGTAATCTCACAGAGATTTCTAGGATCGCCACGCAGGCGCGACTCTTGTACGGCCTCGAATTAAACCCCGAGGTCCTGTGGAATCTCGCACCTTGGAGCTGGCTCGTAGACTGGTTTGCCAATGTTGGGCCGTTACTAAATAACGTCTCAGCATTCCAGAACGATCAGCTCGTCCTTCGCTATGGCTACGTGATGGATCGTCATAAACGCGATCTCATCCAGGGAGTCGAAGTTAACAGGAATCATCCTGGTAACATTCTCCCCGAGTCGTACACGGAACGACACTCTTGCGAGTGGAAGTCCCGTGCACAAGCGACACCGTATGGATTCGGAGTAGCCTCCTCGTCGTTTACCCTACGGCAGTGGGCTATCTTGTCAGCTTTGGGCATAACCCGAACCTGACTTGCCTGGAGACAGGACACGCATGTGACACACAAGTTACATGTTTCATCTACGTGCTTACAAGCACGTTCCCCCTGAAGGAGAATCGCCTTGTTTTCTGATCCCCAGTCCGTGACCGTTTCTGGGTCTGCAAAGACCCTGAACCGGACGTCTTCCACCGAGAACGGTGCGAAGTACGCGACAGCTGCCCGCGACTACTTCTTGAGCATTGCTCATCAGTACGGTCGCCGGCACCGTCACACGGCCCGCTTCCAGTTCGACTCGCTTGTCGCGAGTCCACTGGTGTCCGGCCAGAACGTGAACCAGTCCATGACGGTCTCTCTGACCGTGGACGTTCCGCCTGGCTACGACACCGCAACGGCCAAGGCAAATGTGGATGGCTTCCTCGCCAACCTCACCGCCTCGACCGGAGCCAACATCACCAAGCTTGTTGGTGGCGAAGGCTGACCTGGAGGTACTCGTCAGAAGCAGGGCAAGGATCATCTAACCTGAAAGGCAGATGATGAAAAGCCTCATGCTTCTCTGGAGGGATGTCACCTTAGACTTAGGTGACAGATGCTCCGTACGCACCACTCGCGACCTTGAAACAGCCGCGAGGCGTTACGAACATGAAGGGCTATCGTTTCTAACGATTACCCTACCTGACTTTGGCAAGGACTTCGATGAAGCTCTTGCTCAAGGCCGGGTTGCTCCCAACCACTTCATTGGTTTCCAACGAAGGGCAGGTCTCCCCCTATTTTTAGGAGGTTTCCTGGAGCTTGTGTTCGAACGCGGAACTGGCGTTCTTCGTACGGATCCGTTGATTGCGGCAGTACAGGCTGTGAGACAAATCTCACGTCTGTGCTCTAAAGTCTCTCTCCCATGTACCTACAAGAGAGAGAGAGCCGCGTATGACG